AAAGATTGAAACGGTCATAGACAATCGTTCCGGGAGTCATCTTGCTCACGAGTTCAAAGGATGCCCGTGGTGCCGTTCCGCCTGACAGCGTGTTGACTTCGCCTTGCCAAGTGAAATCTCCGGCTGGAATAGCTACAGAAGCAGAATTGTGAATACCGACGGAAAATCCACTGGCCTCCTCAATCCCAATCCCTGCCAGTGAGTAACTCCCTTGCGTCACCGATGTTCCCGTGAATATGTCGCTCTCACTATGCCCCGATGCTGCCAGCGTAGCCGTACACGGCTGCGCCTTCCCGATCCCGCACATCCCCAAAAGCATGAGAACTGCAATTTCGATTCGTTTCATTTTTTCTCCTTTTTATTATTCGATGTCGTTTAGAGCAACTAGGTTGCCAAAAAGGGCATCAAATTTCGTGTTAGACTGGAAAAGTAAGGTTCGGACACCTGGCAGGGGCGGCTTACTCCAATGGGTCGCCCCCAGCCGCTACATTGGAGACCACATGAGTAAAGACTTCCTCATTCAAGACCTATTCCCCCATCGCCGCGTTCATCTAATCGGTGGGGCATCAAACGTTGGAAAAACTCGCTGGATGCTCCCTACAATGGTTGATTGGGCCAGGGGCAAGCCAATCATGGGCTTCCCCAGCTATCCTAAACCCTGGGCATACGTCTCAGGGGATCGCCTCTTAGTTGAGGCGCAGGAAACCATAAAAGGTCTAGGACTATCCCTCAACGACATCCCCATCATCCCTGGCTTCGGAAGAGACAACAAAACTTGGCTGCAAGTCATCACCAAAGCATCCCAAATGGGAGTTCAGGTTCTTCTATGGGAAGGGTTTGGTGACTACCCTCGTGACCCTCAACGTAAGGCTCAAGTCAGAGAGTTCTTAGGGCACATTTCAGCCTATTGTATGGATGCTCCTGACTTTCCCAATGGCCTAACCATCCTCGGTATCATGGAAACCCCTAAGATGCGCCCCCAGGAGCGATACAAGAATCCTAGGGAACGCATCTCAGGAGCTGCTTCCTGGGGTTATCATACGTCATCGGTGCTGATGGTTGAAGCAGCCAAAGTGGAAGACCCAGCCAATCCCGCCCGAATCCTATATGCCAGTCTCAAAAATGCCCCCTCTTTTACATCTCTCGGAACCTTCACCCGTGATGGCCATCTAACCTTCGGACTACCTGAGATCGTAGAGGTGATGACTGAAGAGGATGTGGATGCTGAACTGCGACGCATGAAGGACTTCATCAATCGTGGCCGATAGAGCTAAGTCCTTTGTTTCGGTATATCCCTGCGTGAGAGTAACTTACAGACACTTTTCCCCTTCTTTGTATTCTTATAACACATATAGACCCAAACAAAGGGTTTGTAGTCACATGTTTTCAACGACTTACCTTTTCGCTTTTGTTTCGCTTTCTGTCTCACTAGGTGCGGGACAATGACTAACTCAATCCAAGAGATATTCGACAAAGTATATGGCAAAAAGCGGAAGCGTGGTAGCAAACTCTGCCAATTCCCCATGTGCCCCCTTCAGTGGAGGCACCGTCATCATGTAACATATTCTCCCGATGTCGTGACAAAGCTCTGTAAGGCTCATCACCGAGCTATCACCATCATCAACTGTAATGAGTCCGAGAGACTCAGACACAAGCTCTCTCATCGTGAGAGGATGATGGCATGGCTGGGATGGATTGAGGGTACCATCCAGCCTATTGAAACTCCCCAGGCGATGAATTGGGTGAGGAAATGGCACTAGCAGAGGAGCATCATCTTCTGGGCCACATAGGTTAGGCCACCATTTTCACCTGCTGCGGTGATGTCCCAGATTAGGCAAGGGATGATTCGATTGTAGTTAGAACCTGCATGCCGTTCAGCATCCTTCAGTTTTGCGTAGACATGGATACCAGATTGATAAGTCTTAGGCACCCAGCGATGTTGTTCTCTAGGGCCTATACGCTCTTGGAATCGAATGATGGTCGGCTTCCCTGCACGAGTGACACGATAGCCAGTTTTGTAGGTGATCCCACGATATGGCCCCCGCAGCTTGGAGAGATACCCCCCGCCTGTATGAATGAAGACCACTTTGTACCCCTTTATGGGATTCAATCGAGAGTATTTCTGGAGTTCTCGCAATTTCTTCTTAGGCCACAGTGTTGATAGGCACATGAGTGCTTTCCTTTCACCTAACCCATGCGAGTGCCCCCCTTTCGAGACACCCGCACAGTAGGGGAATGAGAGTGGTGAGTCCTTGTTACCACTCAGGCATTCCAGGGTGCGCTATTCTCATACCAATGTCAGGTAGTCCGTTGGTCGTTGTCAGAGCTGCCCACCCTAGGAACTGTCAGATGAACTTGACACTTGGACGATTAGACATTATCTGGAACATAGCGCACTCTGCAATGCCCGGAGGCGATTGCAGTACAGCTAATCAGACACGTTCTCTGATTTGTTTCACCAATGCGTGAGTCTTGTTTGCCACATCATGCACTTCATCAGTGGTCTGAACATGACCATTGAATCCCTTTGTCACCGCTGTGGTGATGAGGGTATCAATCGTGGTGGTCTGCGGTACATCTGCTCTGCCATTCAACCAATCCAGCTCATCCTTCACTGCCTGAGCTGCTTCGGCCATGTCTTCCCCTAGAATAGTCACCTTGTGGGTGCCAACCGGAGAGTTCTTGATAGCCACCAGGCGTGACCGCTTCACAGCCTCCGCAATATCTGCGGGGATTGTGCCAGCCAACACCTCAGCGGCTCTCGTGACCGATTCGGTCAAGGGAATCATCCCCTTCCCATATGAGCGAATCAGTCTCTCGACCGCCTCGGCATCCGGTGGAGTGACATTGATCGAAGCATCAAGTCTGCCCTTGCGGAGCATCGCCTTGTTGATTGAATGCACATCATTGGAGGTGAGCACAATCATCACATCGGCCTTTTTGCTGTCAATCCCATCCACTACGTTGAGAATCTGATCCATCTCAGCTGTTCTCTCACCACCTGTCTCGCGGTCAATGTCCTCTGCGAACACCACCGCAGGTTGATACAGCCTCGCGTATTCCACACACTGAGCCAAGTCAGCAGCATGGGGACAGTTGATAAAGGTGATTCCACTCTCCACCGCATAGTGACTCGCCACCTTCACCGCGAGAGTCTTGCCCGTGCCGAAGGTGCCACTCAGCAACACTCCGCGTTTGAACTTCTCCCCGGCTGCCTTTAGGTCAGTGTATCGCCTGAGAGGAGTGAAAATGTTCGTCTCCACCTTGTCCATCACCGATTGGCTGAAGATGAGTTGTGCTGGATCAATGTCAGTGTCCACGAGTTTTGGTGAGGGATTGTCACCAATGTTGGCTGCACCTGAAATGTCCAACGTCCACGCCTTGCCTCGATAGATTGAATGCTCTTTGATCTCCTGTGCCACTGCCAGGAGCAACTCATCAATCTGAGGCTGCCACATGCGCTTGACCTTTTGTCCTGAGATGGTGAAGCAAATGCGGCCATTCATGGCCTGTGCTCCCATATCCAGCACCGCTTCAATGCCCGGAATGAAGAATCTCCCCCAAGATACTGAGCGAAATTCCCCATATGCCACCTCAACCTGAATTGCCTGAGGAGGAGTGCTTCCAAAGAATGACGGAGTGGGCCTCATGGGACTCCAGCCATATTTCGACTTGAGCACCGTATCAAGCGCCACCGCACCATCCCAAGGAAACGCATCGAACACTCTCGAAACGGTGATGACCTGTTGTTCGTATGCATCTCTGTCCACCAACATCTGAGCTGCCGCCAGATAGGTCATGGTGTTGGGCACCATGATTGCCCCATCATGCTTGATGACTTCGGCATGTTGTGCAACTGTGGCCTTCTCCAGCGTCTTTCCCTTGAGAGCTGCATCAATCGCAGCCTTGAGGTTACTGCCAGTCTGTTCTGCCATTTCATTCCCCTTTTTGCTTGTCTCAACTTCTACTGCCCTATACCTATAACGCTTATCATCTCCTTGTTGTCTCTTTGCTTCCTGCTCAGCTTCTTCCTGAGAATCAAACTCCTTCTCATTCAAAAGCTCTCCATCATCGGTCTTGTTTCTGGAACGTCTCCATAGCTCATCACCAGGATGGTACTCAACTATGTACGACACATTTATTGACCTCCTAGAGCTACCGTAACGTCAGTTGCTCTCTGATGAGTACGGTGAAGTCTACCTATGACGTAGGCCATGACCGCTACAGTCCGGGCATTGCATGTATGCCCTTCCATAGACCTCGTACTCATCAGGCAGCAACCTCGCTGCCCTTTTGCTACTTCGAATCCTTCCATGCAAGCGTTGGAACTGGTTGTGTAGCGCTCGCGGCCATCAATCCGGTGGTTAGATCAACGATAAACACATCATAGCCATTCTGAAACGACGCTTTGTTCCCATTGATGTACTTCGCCACTTGAGCCTTGGCGCTGTCCACCGTCTCATGGTCGTTCAATGGAGCAACTGATCCATTGGTGCCAATCAGAAGTGCCCCTTGTGAATAAGTGATAACTGCCCGATATTTCATCTGTATTCCCCTTTACTACATTGTCAGCTTGATACTGACAATCCTATTGGCACGACACTCTGGGCACCTGCACCAGAATGGCTCGTACCAGAGTCTTGTGATGTTGCACATCAGCCACAGGAGAATAACTCTCACTGTGTAGCACTCTTCTCAATCTGCTGTTCCAGATATTTCTCAGCCATCATCCAGCCCAGGACAATGAGCTTCAGGGAGATCGAGAGTGCAATCATCGGCTCAGGGCTACCACGACTCATCATCTCCTCAATGGCCTTCGCAGTAGAGGGAATCAGCGTCTCTCCCATGCTTCCTGTCCTCGCTGCCTCAATCGCCTGCTCCCCAACCTGTCTCCACCAAGACGGCGGATTGGGATAGTCTCTCCCATCGGCCTCAGTAATCATCTCTGAGGTTTCATTGAGCAACTTCGCTGTGATGGCACTCAACGGCAACAAGCTACCTTCCATGACTCCCCCTTTTATGCAGAAATTCACATCTCCCACACGTCGGCAATAAACAACGTGTGCAATACAGCAAAGTCTCGGCATGACAGGTAACACACGATTCGCTCTTAGGCACTCCTAGCACCAATTTTGCTAGATGCCCTATTATTCGACGTAGCATCTCTCACCTCGTTATGCGTGAGAGCAGAAACGTCCCAGGCTCTGACCTTGATACCACCCTGTAACAACAATGCACACAAACTAGGGATATCAAACCAGCCTCTAACCCCTCATCATTCCGCTTCATGGCCACTGATGCCTGATGCTCACGACATTGTTCACAGATGATGGCTGGCATTATTGCACCTGTGTCGCATCAGATACTTGCTTTTGATTGTATAGATAACCAATCGAAGCTCCGAGCATCACGAAGTTGAGTATCTGCTGTCCCATGACCCCCCACTCGCGGCCTTTGTCTCGGATGATATCCTGTACCTCATCCCAGGGAATTCCCAGCTCTGTGCACATTTCATTGAATCTTGGAACTCCCTGCATCTTCTCAACCAAGACTTCCAAGATAGCTAACTGCTTATCGTTGCTCATTTGTCAGCCCCTCGTTACTTTCGTATGTCTCTTGACAGTCACAGGAGTCTGCCTCAGCATCTTACTCGCTTCCTTGCCACCGCTCAGGTCACGCATGACAGTGACAAATCGCTGAGGGTGCTCAGAGCATGTCCATGTTCCCAGCCCCTCACCAGTGACTGTCTTTGTCACCACATTTCCATGCTTATCTGTCTGCTGCTCAGTGCGAGACAAGACACCATGATTCATTGATACTGGCCTTCCACATGTTGCACACTTGTAAGTAGCCATCAGCTCACCATCCCATCTAGTTTTTGCCCCTCAAGCGCAAAAGCCGCCAACTCCCATCCCTGTTCCATCATGGCCACCGCAAAGGTGCGAAGGGAATTCATTGGATCACCCTTCTCAGTTATATGTGTGATGGTCAGCTGCCCTCACATGACGCACCTCCCTTGTAGCTGATAGAGTATTGACGGCTGAGTGGCGCTATGCACAAAAAACGGACTCATAATTCAATCAATACTCAACTAGCCACAAGGCTAGTGAACAACCTCTTTGCGCTCCGCTCTCAGCTGCTTAATAGCAGCTATCTCCGCTTTCCTCAGCCATTCATATTCCAACGTGTCAGCCTTGCCCCATGACGCAAGAATGCGCGACATCCGATTGACTATCGCTGTGTGCCAATCCTGCCAATTAATGATTTGCATTGTCGTGTATCCCTTCAGTCGCAGCCCTCAGAGTCTGCTTTATCATAAACTGGTGATATGCAAGAGCAGCCTCAGACGCCGTCGAACCAGCACAAACTCTGCTAATCTCTTCACTCAGCCTATGTACCTTCTCCCAATCAATCCTCGGCCCACCATTCACATAATTTGTGATGCCGTTGTTATCCATTGTCCACCTTCTTGATTGGATACCCTGCTACTGCTCTCCCAATCTTATCTAGAATAGTCTCGCCATCCTTAACCATCTCAGGGAAGTGATATACCATCACCTCACATAGCACTTCTGTGAAGGCCACCGCTACCCTGATTCTGTCATCGGTGCCAATCTTCTCGGCTGTCAAATCCCACGACAACTTCCCAATGTTCAGAGCATCTTCTCTGCTGATGATAGACATCTCAATTCCCCTCGCAACTAACCACCACAAACCCCCCGATTCTATCAATCTTCGGTAGGCTGTAATCCCTGCATCCCACAGCCACCGCATACTTGTTCAGCTTCGATGCCTTGTATGCTGTCTCTTCCCTGGTGACTGTCCCAGATGCCCCCACAGCGCACACAGCCAACACAATGCTCATTCTCAGGTATCTCATGTGATATCTCTCCATGTCGTTTCAGTCTCAGATGCTCTCGTAACCATCCCCAGAATAATCAGCCCAATGGCCCCCATGATACCCGCAGGGATGAGCAGGATGAGTATCATCGATGCCCCCTTTGGTGATATACATGATGCGGTGGATTCGGGTCAGGTACCTGTGGCCCCCCTGTGGGCAGATGCAACACAACTAGAATAATTAACCATGTCAGCATGTCATCTCCTTGAACACACAAGAAAAGAGCACAGAGCCATCGTGAGTATCTCTACTCATCGCCTCTCTGTGCTCTATCTTCTGTGTTCGCCTCGCTTACTTCCTCAGGTATGCGTTGACGCCAACAATCAGCGCCTTGCCTTGCACGTTGATCCCGCTCGCCTGATTGCCATGAGTCGTTGCCACAACTAGCGTCTTTCCGCTCGCTGACGGCGTAGGCTCTTGCAGGTCAACCGTGATTATGAGCACCTTGCGTGCCTCGTCTACTTTGCATGAAAGCATGTTGTCTCCATTCTGCTATTGGCTTATGCCGTAGCTATCTAGTATCAGTGTCACTCTGATACCACATAGCTACATTCCAGCCGTAACGCATTCGCGGAGTCATCACACTCCGTTGCATGCTCAGTCGTCCAGACTGGCACAAGCTCGCACTGGAAAATAGCTACTTGCAAACTCTACGTAGAGTGTCTATGCCTGCAACATATCGCATGACTAGCACATATGGCTGTCTTACCTGTAATCTCTACGCTCCAAACTTTCGATATTGTTCTCGCGGCATGCTACGCTATGTGCCTCGCTTTCCTCGGTGAGCACAATGCGCGGTGTTTAGCAATATCCGCATTCGGTTGGACTCAGTGGCTTTCCGCCACGGTTAGTTCGCATTCTAGACTCGCGGTATCCCATGCTACTCTTGGCGCTAGAACTACAACCTAGCTGATACCGTCCGTCACTCTGCGACTGCCTGAGTTTGCTCGCTAGCCGACTATGGCGTTTCACGGTTTGCGATGCCGAACGAGCTGAAATAGTGCAAACGCTGTGCCATTCGCTAACTCGTTTGTTTTCAATAGTCATGTGAGTACTAGTCAGTGTAATAAATATGCGAATGAATAGCGAAACTCGGCCTAAGCGCCGTGCAATCAATCAACTAACGTGCATGTAATTTGTGCTCGCTTTTGTAACTCTTACATAGTCATGTGAGTACCAGGCAGGCTAGTACTCTACATGCAACTCATTTGCAACGGCCACGCAATTGCAACCCTTCGAATGATTACCATCTCGTTACTTACCCTTACCCTCATTATGCTTCCCCTCATCTGGGGGTCAATACGAAGGGGGAGGAGGCATGTGCTTGTACAATGAGGGCTATAAAAATTTTTGAAATTTGGAGTTTAGGCACCTTGCGTGTCATATTCATTTGTGCTATCCTATTGATGCGATGCGAAATCGTGTTGACATGTTGCCATTGACGTTGCATGACTGCAAGGTTAGCGCCTTCAATCGGGTCTGGATCAAGCTCGGTTTGGGGTTTCATTGCAGGGCCAGGGCCACCGCTCAAGGGTATGATATTCGTTTGAGATACGGCACCAATGATGAGACGAAAAAGTTGCCTGTGAAGGTGGAGTATGGCACCAAGAGGGTTGATGGGGTACCCAGGCCCACATTAGTGTGCTCTGCGTGCGGGAAGTTTACCACCAAGTTTCTATATCTCGATACGAAGAATTGGCGCTGGACTTGTGCGAAGTGTCAGGGGGTACAGCCTTGGCAGATTCGCATGCCCATGCGCTGGAGCCTGGATGAAGAGACGAGGTTTCGAAGGTTGCTTAGGCGGAAAGTTGATGAGGATATTTTGAGATTCGAGCTGTCAGCCCTGAAGACTCTCTCCCCAGAAGACTTCTTCACCTCCAGGCCGTATCTGGTGCCGCCCTGGGTTGAGAGTGTCAGGGATGTCGATCCACTGTTGCACAAGAAGCTCCTCCGCATCCTTCATGGTAAATACCGCTCGGTGATGATGAAGCGCAATATCAAGAAGATGAACGACAAGGAATCTCAGTGGCTGATGGAGAAACTGGGCATCGTTTTCGAGAAGTCCTACATCATAACGAAAAAGGAGATCACATGGTTGAGGGGACAGCACCAAGCAGCGACTGGTCAAAAGCAGAAGCCGCAGGATACAAACTCAGTTCAGAGTGGCAGCCAATCTGGTTCGAGGTCGGAGCCATCAAGTTTGCTGCCTTCGGAGATAGGTTGCTCATCTCAGAGGATGAGTTCAAGTCTGGATACGAATGTCGAACCTGCAATGGAGATGGAAAGATCGAGTGCCCTGCCTGCCGAGGAGCTGGAAGTCGGTCTCGCAAAAGAGGAGACGAAACAGTTGAAGTGAAGTGCTCTGACTGCGAAGGGGCCAAGCGCATCACCTGCCCTGAATGTAATGGCAAAGGTGGCATCCTAGTGGTGCCTGATGTCTCGCAGCGTCGGCCATCGACAGGTCAGGTGGTTTCGGTGGGAGACCGGGTGAAGTATTTCAAGGTCGGTGACAATGTGTTGTACTCAAACTTCGCAGGCCACGCGATGGACCTGGAGAGGGCTGGCTCAAAGCTGGTGGTGAGAATTCTGCATGAGTCAGAGATTCTCGCATCAGTACAGGGGCATTTGGAATTGAGAAATGTTCAAAATCAGAGAGACTCACTTGGCATCTAAACTATCCAAACCAGCCGCAGGTTATCTCTCAGCGAAACTTATTGGCACCGAGCAGATAGGCACAGCGTGTCACAAGTGTCGGGACTTCATCAAAAGCAGCAACGAGTGTCTCATCCTCACCGACCCGGCTGTTGATGCTGAACATGGAACCTGCACTGCTTTCCTTCGAGGCGAGCCATACACCAACGCCAAGCCACTACGATTGGTGTCGAAAGAGGTGATGGGATATGTCGAAGGCGAAGGCGTTCCAACATTCTGTGGCCAATGCGAATACTACACCGAGCATGGTAGACTAAGTGGGGAATGCGAGAAGGTCGAGGGAGTGATTGACTACGGAGCTTGTTGCAACCTCTACGAATATGCCAAAGCTGACTAAATCCACCGACTGGCACCGCCTAGCCAAAGCTCAGGCTTCCCTCGAATCAATGGGATTGCCAGCTACCGCAGCTACTCTCGCTCGGCACTTATCTGAATATGCCGAGGCTGATGTCAAATCCACCCTTGATGACCTGACATATCAGGAATTCGCTGGTATGTACAAGCAGCGAAGGTTTGGACTCTGGGCTGAAACGCTCTCAAAGGCTGGCGCGGAGATTCAGCACCTGATGAAAACGGTCGGCTTCAAGGCTCTGCTCACTGTGGATGACTGCCTCGACTCTGAGGATGACAAGGTTAGAATTGCCGCAGCTCGCCTCGCCTTCGACTTCAACCCTGACATGGAACGGCCAGTCATTCGCCACGAGATCACCAGCAAGTTCTCTTCTGAGGAACTCCAGCAGGCCCGGGACATCGTGAACAAGCTCAAGAAGCCAAGTCTACCGGAGCTTCCAAATGGAGAAGGAACAGTCGTCAACTAGAGGTCCGAGAGAGCTTCAATGTCCTGAGTGTGGACATCTGATGAGACGCAGGCCAGGTGATAGGTATGGATGTCCATGCGGGAATTTTACATATCTCACCGACACTGAGGACGAGGCTATTGCATTAGCAGAAAAGCTGCGAAGAGAGACAGGGCAGGAAGTGGTCATTGACTACGACTAAGCAATCATGGGAAATTTTGCCTGTTCCTGATGATTCAGGTGCTTCTCTAATCCTTCGCTTGAACGCTCTTGGCTCGCTATACTTCTTTGAGAAATTCGTCCTCCAGCGCAATCGTTTAGTGGAACACCTCCACAAACCAATCTGCGAAACTCTCGAACGCCAGAATGTCAACTTCATGCTTGAGCTTCCGAGAGATCATTTCAAGACAAGCTGTGTCACCGAGGGACTGCCGATCTGGTGGGCATTGCCGTTTGATGAGCGTGACGAAGCGGCCATGCGAGAACTTGGCTATGGCGACGAGTGGATTCGCTGGATGAAGTGGGCACATAATCCTGGTATCCGAATCCTGACCATTTCTGAGAACATCGGCAACGCTACTCGAATGGGCATTCGCATCGACAAACATTTCGAATCAAACTCGCGCTTCCGTGACCTCTTTCCTGAGATTCAGCCAACCACCAAGTCAGTCTGGAACTCTGAATCAAAGTCAGTAACCAACTCAGTGTTTCACTCCAACGGTGAAGGGACCTTTGACTATCTCGGTGTAGGTGGCGCTCTCCAGTCCCGACACTACGAGAGAATGATTGAAGATGACTTGGTTGGCAGGGCCGCTGCCAAGTCCGACACCATGATCGAAGATGTCATCGAGTATCACAAACTCGTGGAGGGAGCCTTCGATGGGCCGGAAAGAACACAAATTGTTGTCGGAAATCGCTGGTCTCCTTTTGATCTTAACGGCTGGATTCGTGACAATGACCCGGACTTTATCATTGAGTCTCATTCTGCTCTCGGCGGGTGTTGTGATTTGCATCCTCCCGGCATGCCGATATTTCCTGAAGAGTTTAGCATCGAGAGGTTAGAGAGAATTCGCAGGGTTCAGGGTCCATACCTCTTCAGCCACCAATATCTCAATCAATCCATGATGGCTGATGAGGTGGTGTTCAAACCTGAATGGCTGCGATATTATTCACCAAAGGAAGCCTCCGATGGCAGCAAGCGAATGATGCTCACACATGAAGTCCAAGAAGGCCAGGTTATCAAAGACACCGCAGCTTCCTGGCTCCATCGCGTGATGATTGTTGACCCTAACCATGTGGGAGAAGATGGCAGGGCGCATCATGCCATTTTAATCGTTGGCTTCCACCCGGAGACCGATAATTTTTATCTCCTCGATGTCTGGGCCAAATCCATGTCATACGACGATTTGATGTCCAATGTCTACAAAATGGCAGAGAAATGGAAGATGACAGAATTCTGGCTAGAGACGGTGGCAGCTCAAAAATATCTTAAGTATCATATCGAATACCGTAACAAGATTGAGAAGCGCCAGCTACGTGTGAGAGAATTGAAGTCGGAGCGCAGCAAGAACGCCAAGTGGACACGCATCGACGCTCTCGCTCCGCTGTTCGAGCAAGGCAAGTTCTATGTCCGCAGGGACCAGTCGGCGTTTCTCGATGAGTTTTGTCGTTATACGCATTCTACTAGGTATCCTGTTGATGTGCTGGATTGCCTGGGATATTCTCTACAGACTGTGGAACCGATTCGCACAAAGGAGTTCGCGGAACGCCAGCGTCAGCACAAGGAAAAAATGAGCGCCAAACGAAATGTGGCAGGTTATTGATGACTCACACAGTGACCATCACCGATGTTGACAACCCAAAGTATCCAGTTTTGGTGTCCTGCACCTGCAACTATCAGTGTCATTGCAGAAACGAAGAGGAAGCATTGTTCAGAAAGCGTCACCACGAGAGCGCCGCGATGATGAATGAAGCCACGAAAGGTTTTGCACATGGCCACCTCTGACATCCAATTGGTCAACACCAGATTCGGGGCTGACACCGACGGCGAGATCGAGACATTCATCAACGAACAGCTTGAATGGTTGATTGACTCTCATAAGGATTTGCACACCAACCGCATTCCCAAGATGCGCAAGCTGTATGACGGGACTCCTGCGACTGAAACGAAGTCATTCCCTTGGCCGAACGCCTCGAACGTAGTTGTGCAAGTCGTTGGTGAGACCGTTGACACCACCGTTGCTTGGGTGCTGGGCGTTCACTATGCCACCCACCCGCTGTGGGTATTCCAGAACTATGCCAAGCCGAAAGCAGGCGACGAAGAGATGCTGGAGAAGCAACGCCAAGCACTCGAAGACTTCATGGACCTGATGGGCTACGAACCAACGGAGCTTGATCTCTTCCGCAAAGAAGGTATTTGGTACACCGATGCCTGCAAATTGGGCACGAGTTTTGTGAAATTGGCCTACGAGCACAGAGTGGAGGCAGTGGTCACTGGTTACACTTCCGCGAAAGGAAAGAAAAAAGGAATCGAAGGAAGTGATGAGACTCTCTACTCAGGTCCGCAAGTTGAGAACCTCCGCAACGAGGATGTTCTCGCGGTGCCGGATGCACCGACACTACAGAAATCAGGCTTTGTAGCTCAGAAACGCACCTTGCGCAGGCCGGAATTGGAGGAACGGGGCTTCCTTGGCTTGTACGACAAGGTAGCTGTCAACGATCTTCTTGGCCATCCTGACCGCAGCCAGATGGCTTTCGAGAAGATGCAAGAGTTGCAAGACCAAGGTATCCAGATGCGCGGCGGCTCCGATGCTTCTGCTGAATGGGATATCTACGAGTGCTACTTTCCCTGGTGGCACAATGGCCGAAAGTTCCGGCTCATTGTTAGCTACGACAAAGCCACCCATCAGGTGCTGCGATCAGTGTTCAGTTTCCTTCCACAGAACGATTTACCAATCGTCAGGGCCAGACTAGGCTATCGCAATGGAGGAATGTATGGAAAAGGCTTCGCTGAAATGCTCGAATGGTACCAAGAAGAAGTCTCCACTATCCACAATCAGCGCAACGACAATGCGACTGCTGCTAATACACGCATGCTACGAGTATCTCCTAGAGCTAGAAACCTTGATTCCAACTTCGAGGTTTATCCATTCGCTTTGCTCATTGGTGAGAAGGATGATATTGAAGCTATCCCTATTGCCGATGTTTACCAATCTAGTTTTCAGAATGAAGAAATGGCCTTGCGTCATGTCCAGAGTCGAGCTGGTGTTGCGCCAGCCATAGCAGGTGGTGGTCAAGGTGGTATGACCAAGAAGAATGTCTACTCCGCAATGGGAACGCTTGCATCCATGCAAGAGGGAACTACTCGCACTAATCTTGAGGTGACTGACTTCCGTCATGCCCATGTGACGCTTGGCTCTCTACTTGCTCGCACCTTTGCCAAGTTCGGCGTGGGTGACAAAGCCGAAGTCTTCGGCCTCGACAAGTTCTATCTCCATGAGGCTCTCGAAGCAGTGAAGACAAACCACATGCGCATTCCCATTCGAGCAGCTACCGCATCCCTCAACAAAGAGGTGGAGAAGCAGAGTGATATGCTCATGGTCGGACTGATGCAGCGCCACTACACTGCTATCGGCCAACTAATGCAAGCCATCTCTAATCCCATCGTTCCACCTCCAGTGTCAAGCTATCTCGTCAAAGTAATCCAAAGCAGCGATAGACTAATGAAACGCATCCTAAAGGACTTTGGCTATGACCAACCAGACCAATTCATCCCAGAACCGGAACTTCCACAACCTCAAGCTGGAGGCGGTCCTCAAGCTGGTGGAGGCCAGCCCGTTCAAGAGTCTCCTCAAGCTCCCGCCGGAGGAGGTGCTGGACTTCTTCCGCAGCCGGGTGGGGCAGGCGCTGTTGCAGGGCCTGGGAGAGTTGCGTCACCGGGCGGTAGATGATCTCATGCGCAGCACCGCGAAACATGCTGACGTGTGTGATAAGCTATTTGAGGTCCGGGGCATCGACAGCGTTTGTGAAATCATGCTATCCTTGCCAGAGAAAGTTAAGGCTTACATAGAAGCCACAAGGCATGGAGGCAAGTAATGGCCTGGAAGAAAATGTTCGGAGCTAACGAAAGCGAAAAGGAGAACGAAGTGCCCGATAACATCGAAAAGAAAAATGAAAATAAGCCACCTGAGAAGACTCCCGCTGAATTGATTGCCGAGGCACTGAAGCCAGTCACCGAAGGTTTCGCTGCCATGCGCACCGAGATTGATGCTCTAAAGGTTCGCACCACTCCCAAGAATGCTCCTGAGATTCCATCTGTTCTCGAAGACGAAGACGGCGCATTCAACACTCGTCTCACGCCAATCATGGCCAAGACTCTCGAAATGGAAGCTCGTATGGCCAAGGATGATGTCGAGAAAGAGTATCGACAACTCGGCTTCGGAGACCTCTGGGATGAGAATCGCAAAGAAATCGACGGCTTCCTCGCCAAGACTCAGCTGGTTGCGCCTGACGAAAAAGGTCAACCCGCAGCTCTCCGGGGCAATCCCGAATACATTCGCAACGTCGCGGACATGATGATCGGCAAGGCTGTCAAAAAGGGCGGCGTCAAGTTCGACGGCAAGGATAAGAGATTCTTCCTTGAAGACACCACAGGAGATGGGACCATTATCACCCGCAAGGTTGCCGAAGGCGAAGGCATCACCAAGAAACAACTTGAAGCCGCGAAGCGATTCGGCATGAGCATTGCTGACTATCGCAAGGCGTCTGGAAAGTTGAATTTCGTTCAATGACAAACGGCAACGGTGAAACCAATCCAACCGCTAATCCCTTGCAGGCTGGCCTTAATCTAGTCATCAATTGGAATCCTCAGACAGGTCAGGTGAAAGTCTCCTTCCCTCAGGTTGACCACCTGATGATTCTCGGCATGATTGAATTCTCCAAGGTCTCTCTCCTTGAGATGCGAGCCAAGTCCGAACAACGCATCGCTATTCCCGACATGCAAGTTTCCAAGAGACTAATCACATAATGCCTCAAAAGGACACATTTCAGGATTTACCTGCTGACAAGTACCCTCGCTCTTATTCTCCGCAGATGAAGAAGAAATTGCAGAGCGCGGAGCTGCGTAGGGCTGCTAGAGTAGGAGACCCATTCCCAGCAAACACTGACGTAACACCTCAGTCAGCTGAGAAAGAGCTTGTGAGAGATTATCAACCTGTTAGAACTGCTCAGAGGTTGGTAAGAGCTATCCAGGATATCAAGCCTGACAAAGATGTGGCACGACACCGCAAAGAAAAGTTAGGACACAAACAATGAGGCCATCAGAACTACTTGACGACTTTACAAAGCGCAGGGGCTATGGCAGTATAGAGTTTGAGTTTCGAGATGGCGTAATCGTTTTTGTTCGCCGCAAGGAAACTTTCATTACCGCGCAAGAGAAGAACTCGGCAGCGGTGCCAAGAGGAGAACATGGCACTCACAACCGAGACACAAACCAAACTTACTGATGTCACAAGGTCATTGGGCAATCCCCGCAGCCGCACCATTGAAGCAGATATTTTATTCGACAAGTCCGTTGTCGCACGTCCTCTCAACGCTCCTGAAGTAGCTTCCATCCATGTCAAGAACACAGAGTTCTACTACCGCTGGGTAAATCGTCTGCATTCCAATGGCCGCGTCTATATGGAACGCAAGGCGATGGGCTTCGTCAACGCCACCACAGAGGATGTAGAAGTTCTGGTGGGTGACACTGTTTCGAGCGAGAACGAGATCAGGTGCGGCGACGTAATCCTGATGAAGATTCCCTTTCACCAATGGGCATCTCACGTCAAGCGCAATATGCAAACT